TCCATTTATATAAGTGAGAAAAGAGAACTCGCGTCAGTAAGTAATACTAAATTCTCACTCAAGTGACAATTGGTGAACTGACGCGGTGTGTCACATGGGGCCCCTACCCCATATGACTAATGTGAGTTCGGTGATGCAGCCACACTTCCTTCGGAGTTTGTAAAATTAAAATTTTACAAACACGTGTGGCTGGGACTCCGTCCGTAAAGGTTACACGTATGGCCTGCGGCGCTTATGTCCATGTGTAGTCACTAGCGTTTGACTCATAGTCCCCGATCTAGGGTAAACGTTTAGACGCCACTTCGTTGGGGCGTCCAAACAATGATCGGTGCCTAAGAGTCATCCGTGGTAATTAAATTAAAAACGTGTGTGGCTTACACATGTGTCAATGTTAATCAATGTGTCACGCAATGACAAAAGTATAAGTAACCCACAATATGAGAATCCGTACACAGACATGCAATCTCCCTCTCCAACTGAAACCTATATGAAGTACTACTTTAAGTTGTTAGAAGATGAATACAATCCAAAAGGGCGCAGAGATCTAACCCCGATTTTTGAATTAGTTAAAATATTTGATTTGCCACCAACTCCTCCGAATACACCTGTAAAACAGAAAAGTTACTATGGCAAAAAACGTTTAATAAAAGCCGATATTTGATTTATTAATCAATTTCAATTTCATCAACTGGATTTTCAGCATCCACACGCTCAACAGTACCTGTAGTAGGTGAAGAGCTATACCAATTGTTAATATAAATGGATCTCTTGCGATTACGAAGAGTTTCATTCTGAACAGTAGTATCTGAATTGCCTTTCAACCAAGTTGCGGCAATTTCAGGCATTTCAATCTGATACGATTTAATACATTCCACAGCAATACCATTATTAATGTTTTGAGCATTATCCCATACATAACTAGAAGAAATAGTATTGTTAGATGCTTCGCTAGTATAAGTCAACAAATCAGGTTCCACTACAAAAAAGTCTGCTCGAGAAAAACCTGGTTTATACTTGGCATAATTCAAAGCTTGAGCTTGGTCATTAAACGGACCACCTCCAGCTTCAATCTTTTTGTCATTCAACAACCATTGTTTTGGTTTCACCATAACATTACGAGGACCATTCACTACAAACGTATGAGTTTGACCAGGTTCAAGAGTAATAACCTTCATACCAGTTTTCCACAAACGACGGAAATACTCTGTAGTATTTGGAGACATTCTCAAAGTATTTGGGGTATTACCAGTTTGATTCTGGCAAAATGGTGTTTGCCAAGTTGCATTACCACCAACAATTTGAGTACTTTGTAATCCAGAGGGGAAAACTGTTTGAGCAGCATTCAAATTAATTCCTTGATTTTCATACCGCATACCATCAAACCAATCAACAACAGCCAAATTCACTCCATCATCCTCAGTACGAGGAGCGCGATACTTGCGAGGAGTACAAGAATAATACTTCAGCTTCAAAGTACGCTGAGTGTTGTTTCTTAACTTGTAAGTACTCGAACAATTAATCAATCGAAATTCACTATCAAGAATACCACTTGAGACAGTTGGTATATACTCAATAGGCCATTTCAAAGGACGAGATTCTGTATTTTGAATTAAAACAGCAGGACTAGGATTTGTGCTGTAGGGAGTGTGCAAATCAGCAAGCTTATTCAACCACAACACTGCCATGGCATCCATAACTTCGTTAAAAGTAAAATGTTCAAAAGACCACTCAGTATTGGTAGTTCTACCAAATACTGCTTGCTTATTCAACGAAGTAAAAATAGTTCCAGGCAACGAACCCACCAAGACACCTTGGCCTGGGGTTGTAGACACAACATTTCCCCAACTAGTGGGAAACGCACCTGTATGAGTTTCTTGAAAAAACCCATTAGGATATCTGCCTTGCACAATTTGTTTGACTGCTTTAGTTAATTTCTTTGAAACTTTAACCCGCTTCACGCGTTTCATCTTAGGGGCCTTCTTCTTCACAACTACGGAAGCGCTAGCAGAAGTACCACCACCACGACTAATCCTGACAGGATGAGACCTACGAGAGCCAGCAACCATCCGGGCCATTCGCCCAAACATGCCAGAACTTCGTGAACTAGCTCGAGACGCAACCGAGCCTCGACGGCTGGGGGCATCCTCGACTCTTCTTCGTTTGATTGCGGGCATTGAATTTTTAGAAAGTGAAGTTTTTCGCTTCAATCCAGCGTTATATCCGAACACAGCACCTTTGTACGCACCCTTCCAATTATCATGGATATAACCCAAAGCCGCACCAGAGACCGCACCTGCATATTCCATAGGAAACTTTATTATTCAAAAACTGTTATTTGTAAACGTCTTAATAGGGCATTCCGCGTTGCTTCATCCAAATCACTAAACCAGTAACTTGGATGAATATTAGACGTTATCCAAATCTTCTCTGCTACCAGGCAGGTAGCAGCTCCTTTGATCTCCACAAGACATGGGTACCGATCGAACCATCGTAGTAGATGGGACACGTCGATCGCTCCTCGAAATTCATCGATAACAACATGTTTTTGATTTCGGTAACCGTCCCAGAATTTAGTCCGTGGATCTTTAGGGTAAGCATCCATACCGGCCTCATCCCAGGCTCTTCGGGACTTACCAGTCTCGGTCCGGCCGCAGAAAACGTAGACTTCGCGTAACATAGCTCGTGGTACAGCAAAATCTGCCTTAATGGTTCGAAGGGTCCGATAATGCTGAATTCGAATTTCGGCTGGTATCTCTTCAATGTCGGCCGTCTTCGCAAGCTCCCAGATTCGGTCCCAATCTCGGGAGTCGTTTCGCTTGTAGGGCAGCTGCCCAAGCTCGAAACGTTCTCCAATTCGGGTGTCTTCCTTCCACACATATACGTTTGTTGCAGAAGAGCGGGAAAGTTCTGCGTGGACTCGCTGTCCAAAAATACTCTTAACTGTGGACAGTGAGCCTTTTCGTCGCAGCACCACCAGTAGCTGCCAGTGGACATACCCCGTCTGCCCACCCTGTTCTTTTTGACCCTTGATATACACAACGCCTTCGCCGAGCGGATCTTCAGGGTTAAAGTCATCTTCAGGAACAGTAAGAAGCCAGTAGACGCCCTGTCTGCGAGACATAACGTCGCTTCTTTCGTCCATTTATATAAGTGAGAAAAGAGAACTCGCGTCAGTAAGTAATACTAAATTCTCACT